TCAGATTCTGTAGTTGCAGATATTTATTTATCATCTCATACACATACTCAGATGGCTTTCCCGGAACGAATTTTGATACCTGATACTAGGACAAAGACATTAAAATGGAAACGTCAGCTCTTCGTATCGTCTGGTTCCTTCTTAGAATGGTCTGGGTATCCTATAAGAAAAGGATACAAGCCAGCCTCTTTGGGGAGCCCACGAATACGATTAAATGGTACACGTAAGGATGTGCACGTATCAGTTTAGGGTCAAATAATATGAGGAGGTGTTCTTATGCCTATGCCAGACCCGCTTGAAAATATAATGAGAATTCTAAGAGAAAAAGGATCTACCGATCCAAACTCGTCAGCATCTAGGAGTGCTGCCATGAAGGAGCACAGAACTATTGTAGGAGCATCTCCTCAAGCTACTAGACAACCACCAGTACAGCAGGGGAGCCCCTTACCTAATATGCCAAGGGATGTGATGCCTGATGTACCAGGGATTCCAACAGGCCCTGCTCCAGAAACTTCTGAGCAACCAAATATGATGGGTACTATTATTGATGCTTTGAATGAAGCTATTATTGGTCTTAAAACAGAGATTCACAGGGCCCCAGATCCTGAGCAGAAGAAGATGCTAGAAGCAGAAGCTCAGGCTATTAGGGATAGGATAGTAGAGTTGGGAGGAGAGCCAGTCTGGGCAGATGAATCTATAGAAGAAGGTCTACAGAAATTAAGAGGCTTAGGAGCTGTGTCTGCTGCTCCCACTTGGAGCAACCTAAATCTTGGCTCGTCTTCTTCCTTTGGGGAAGTCCCAGATTGGGTTAAACAGGAAGAAGTTCAAAATGTTGGAGAAAAGAGTCCGTTCTATGAAGAAGTACTGGGCCTGAACCAGCAACCTCCTGCCGGCAATGAGTGGTGGGATTTGTTTGGCAGTAGTGGTGGGGGTAGCCAAGGGGCAATGATGCCTGCTGTCTCTGCTCCGTCTATCTCAGCACCTACAGTAGCAGTCCCAGAGATGCCTAAGGAACCTACGGCTACCCCAGGATATTACACCTCTCTCCTTAAAGATGCGGAGAGTCAGGGGCTTACAGAGATTGAAGAGCTTATAGAAAATATTACTGGTCAACCAGTTTCTGAGCAGCCAACCCCTGTGGTTGATACTGATTATGTGAATCAGATGATTCAGCAGTATGGTATACAGCCAAAAACTCCTGAAGAAATTTCTGAGCATGCCAAGGCACTTGTTGAAAGGCAGAAGCTTAGCCAGGAGCAGTTGATTAATAGAGAGATTGAAAGATTTGAACGTAATTATCCTAACGAGTTCGAGCGAGCTCAGCAGCAGGTACAAGAATCTGCGGCTGAACTATCAGCTGATAAGCGTGAAGAGATGGCTTCTCGTGGGATGTTCTACAGTTCTATTATGGCTAATGCTGTGGAAAACATAGATGAGGCAACAGTGGAAACTATTGGAGAAATATCTAGGGATGCAGCAAATTATGTATCAGAGCTTAGAGCAGACCTGAAGGATCTTGGTCAGTGGGCTGTTGTAGAAGAAGAAATTGTTAAGAGAGAACTGGAAGCAGAAGATCAAGAGCATAGAAAAATGCTTATGTCTATGCATGTTGAAGTAGCATCTTGGTCAGATCAGATGGCCCTTGATTCATGGTACAAACGAGAGGCCTTAGAACAGCAGCAAGACCAAGTTAATTTGCAGGCTATTCAGCTTAAGATGCAAGCAGCCGAGCAGCAAGGACAGCACTTAGCTTATGCATTTATGGCAGACCATCCACTTGTGCAAAATACGCTAAAATCTATGGGGTATTCCCCGGAAGCATTTGCTGCTATGCCTTTAGAATCACAGTCTTATCTCGTTCAAAGTGTTGTAGGATTCAATGAAGTCCAGCAGGAAATGCAGGCAAAAGATTTACAGATGAGGGCTACAATTGCCCAAATTGCTTTAGAGAATTCTAAGATACAGCTGCAAGCTTCTATAGCTTCTGGTCAGCTTGCTATGGATGCTCAGGGCTTGAACCTGCAGTATGCTATGCATAAAGATACTATGGCTCTTAACTGGGCTAAGTTCGGACTGGATGAAAGACTAGCAGAATGGCAGATGAGCCAGCCCACAGGAGGTTATGGCAGTGCTGCTGCGGAATCTTCAATATCACCTGACTTGATGATGGTTGGTCTTGGAGCAGCAGCTGCAGGAGATTCTGGAGTATACAATTATGTTCGTAGCTTAGCGGGTCCCACTGAAAGCAGGATACTACAATCTGAGTGGAGTAAATATCAGCAGAGTAAATCTGCAGGTTTTGCATCACCTGCTGGGGAATATAGGGGTACGATAGCACCAAGCTCATATACCCCATCATACAGCCAGACTGCACCTATAGCAGGAAGAATCAGAGGGTTATATCGTTAATAATTAAGGAGGCTTTTAGATGGCTCTGACATCTCCTATGGATTACTACACGAAGTTTAAATATGGAGGTATGTCTGAGGAGGAAGACCCGGCAGAGCAGAGGGTAAGAGATACCTTTGCTCAACTTGGGATGACGGACACTCCGCAGTTATCTCCAGCCCAGTCTGCCTACCAGAAAGCTACTAGTGCTTACTCTGGGGTACTTGGAGCAGAGCAAGAAACGCCTCCTCCTGCGTTTGTGACTGATATACTGGGAGACCAAGAAACTCCAGAATATCTAGACAAGCGTAACTCTGGATTTTGGCAGCAGTTTGCATATGGTGTTGGATCGCCGGTAATAGATACCCTATCTATGTTTGGGGTTCTAGAACCAAGACCTATGCCGGAAGGTATAGGCGGGTATGCCGGTAATATTTTAGGAAGCATTGTTGGATGGAGTGCTTTAGGAATGCTAACTGGTGGATTGGGCCCTGTGAAAGCTCTGGTAGCTAGAGGTGGAGCAGCTGCTATTACAGCAGGGAAAGGTATTGCTGCTGCCTCTAGGGGGGTTATTGGTGCACAGGCTGGGGGTATGATTGCTAAGGGAGCAATAGCTGGCGGTCTATCTAATCTACATTGGGCCTTGGGTCAACGGATGTGGGAAGATGAGGCTGGTGGACTTGGAAGACTAGCGAAGGAAACCTTGGTAGGGACAGTGATAGGTGGGGCTTTCGGAGGTATTGGTGCCGGCATCTCAAAAGGCTTACAACAAGCTGGTAAGATACCAAAAACTACCAGTAGTTTAGTTGATGATTACGCTACTAGAGTAGCCGACAGGATGAATCCTGAGAAGATGCTTAGTATTGACGATCCTAAATCTATGGCAGGTGCTCTACTTGGAGACTTGGACGAAGTGGGTAAGCGAAGACTGCCCCAAGCTATAGATGACATATTATTCCATCTAGACCAGGCAAATAATCCCCTTCCGAGTACTGTATATGCGGATGATTTTGGAGCAGCAATTGGGTACTCCCAGTTTAAAAAGTTACCACTGAAGGATCAGGTAGAGAAAGTTGTCTCTGCTATTGGTAAGGACCCAGATGCTGAATCTCTTTTGAAACCCATACTCAGCTTAAGGGAAGCAAGCTTAATGCGTAAGCTCCCTAGTACTATAAGTAGAGGGAGAAAGCTGGAGGATAGTCTATTCAGGGAGATTAGTAAAAAGACTAGTACTACACCAAGAAGTGTAGATCTGCCTATGGAGAGTCTTGGACCAAAAGCTACAAAGTATCTCCAAGAATATGATGATGCTCTTATGTTTGGGGATAGGCAAGCAGCTTTTTCCAAACTTAGGAGGCAACTAGCTACTACTAAACGAGAGATATTCAAGGACTTTGGGGAAGATCTTAGTACTGCTCCTTATGATGCCATTAAAAAAGTATCAGATATGGAGCAGGTTGTCCAAGATTTAACTTGGGATATGGGAAATCATATTCAGAAAGTCTTGGATAGATCCCCAGATGTTGCTTTGCCTGCTTATAACCAGATAAGGAGTAAAAAATTATCTGACTTTACATTAAAAGCTCTCAAGGCAGAAGCTAGAGAAGGAGACATGGGAGAGTTTGTGAGGTATCACCCTGAACTTGAGGACATTCTAATCAGGGCTAATCAAAAAGCTAATGCAGGACTGCGGGGTAATAAGTATAAGGCAGGTAATTTTTTACCTGAAGAATTTCAAACACAGTGGAATAACAAGATAAAGGAATTGGCTAAGCGGGGAGATTCTGCTACTATAATACAGCATCCGTATGCTTCTGTGCCTGTAGATGAGAACATAACTAAGGGTGGAGTTAACGAATGGATACTTAACTTAAAGAAAATTCCAGATAATACCCCATTAGTTGGTATGTCTATGGCAGATGAGGATATCTTACGCTCTCCAATCACCAAGCTCACAGCTATCCTAGCACCCGGGCGTGGTATTATGGGAGAGAACCAGTTCAGAGTACTACGGGGTACTGGTATGAAATATAACACAGCAAAGAATAAGGCATCTAGTGTTGTACGGGAAATTAAGAAATCATTAGGGGTTAATAGCTTTGCTAAGGAACAAGAGGTTGGGAGTAAGATTAGTAAACTGCTGGAAGGTATAGATGATGCACCAATTACTACTAATTTAAATACAGCTTCTCGTCCTCTAGCAAGAACCCTAATTAGTGCTGCAGATGATGCGTCTCTTGATGATGTTATAGAAGCTGTGGCAAGAGGGACTAAGATAAAACCAGCTGAAGTAAGGAAGATTACTTCCAGAGTAGCAAATATTGTTGGAGACGAATCGAAGATGAAGATTATTAACAACAGTGCAAAAGCATTAGGGACAACCCCAGACGATATAGTAAATAGGATTTTAGTGGATCATCTATATACATATAAATTAAAGATTGCTGGTAATACCTCTAGGTCAGCTGCTAAATATGCTGCTGATTTTGGTACAGATCCAGAGACTTTAAGAGCAGCAAGAAAAGCTAGGTTGGCCTTTGATAAATTGTTCGAGCAGTCTGGATTAGATGCAGATATGTATCGAGCAGCATACTTCCCTCACTTTAGGGCTATGGCTGGTAAACCGTATGAGACTGCTTACAAACAATTTAAGGAAATAGGGTTACCTAAGAAAACTATTAGTTCAATTTTCTGGGCTAATGAAATGCAGAGGAAGGGAACAGCTACCTTTAATGATAACTTCTTTGCTTCTTATGAAAGATATGTAAGTGGTATGTATAAGCAGAAGTATTACGAGCCTGTGTTTAACCAACTAGATAAGCAGTATAAATCTTTGGGACTTCATAATACTAGGAAGGATGTTTATGAAAGCCTGAAGGAAGTTATTAAAGGAGTACCCTCTGATACTGAGAAGATGATGGATAATGCAATCAATGGGTTTGTTCAGTTCTTGGGGAAACAACCAGAAACTTCAGCCTTTGGAGCAAGGCCATCTCAAGCTATTGGAGCAATGCTTGCTGAGCTACAGTATACTAGTGGTATGGGATTTAACCCATTTATGCCTATTCGTAACTTAACTCAAAAAGCCCTAGCATTTACATCTATTACAGATAGTGGTAATCCACTAGAAGGATTAACGTGGATGGCTAAGTACAAGATAGATAAGGCAAAAGGTACTGGGTGGGCTAGGTATCTAAATGAATTTAATGACGTAGCATACAACAGGATTTATCTTGAAGGGTTGGATCTACAGCCCAGAGGAATTGTTAATGCAGCCAGAAGATTTGGATTATCAGATACTGCTGCTGCATGGGGTGATGACTTAGCGAATAACTGGGCTATGAAGATGTTCAAATGGAGTGATAGAAGTAACGTAGAAGATGTGTTCGGAGCAAGAATGTACTACTTATTGCAGCAAAAGGGAGCTCCGCTTGCTGATGCAGTAGAACTTGCTAGGTCCACTACCATGGCAACTCAGTTTATGTACGGCCTAGACTCCCCGATGCTGTATAAAACACCTATAGGTAAGCAGATTGGGATATTCCAATCATGGCCACTTAACTGGGCACAGATGCTATGGGATCAGGGAACTCAGGGAAGTATGCAACGAGCTGTTGGTACTGTTGCTACGATGGCTGTGGCCTCTGAACTATTAACAATGACTGGCCTAAGCTTTAGATCTATACATCCAACTGAGACTGTTAGGGGAATACTACCAGTCCAGATGTTGGAAGGGGAAAGAAAATTCCCCCTGGCTCTAAGAGTATTCTCTAGTGTCCATGACTATATGAATGCTCTAGCTAGCTCAGATGACCAAGCTATGGATTTAGCCTTCCAGAATTTCTATAACCACGCAGAGGGGCTAATACCATTTGGGGTAGTAACTAGAAGAACTCTCCAGTTTATAGACAGGGCAAGACATGGCTGGAGAGACTATACAGATCCAGGGTTCTTAACCATAAAAGCGCTTAGCCCCCAGACCAGACAGGGAACAGAGAGACTTCGTCATAATCTCTACCCATCAGATGAGATGGGGCAGTACGACCCTACAGCAGGGCAGCCAAAATGGTTGGAGTCTACCGTTGGGCTTATTGGGACCACAACCAAGTCTGTGCAGAGGTATGATGACTGGGCCTTTGGTGCTGAGATGGACTCAGCATACAGGAAGACACGAAGGCAGGCCGTTGATTCTTTCTTAATGGGAGACTATGATAAGTTCCAGCAATTACAGGAACAACTGGTATTAAATTTTGGTAGATGGATAGAGCCTAAAGATATTATTAATGAAATGGATCTAATGCAACAGACAGCACGAGACCGTCAGGTTCGTAGTCTACCTACATCAATCAAAGAGCCCTATCTAGAACAGCTAAGACTAGAAGGGAGATAAGAATAGCGGCAGTTAGCTTAAAGGTCTGTAATCAAATAAAAAAGCCCGTAACAGGAGCAAGAGAACATTTCGGCAGAAAGACCCTCTCCTGTTACGGGTTAATTAAACTAATCTTCAGGGGTATTACTAGCAACTCTGAATACTTCCTCAGCAGTTATTTCACCTAGAGCTTTTCTTACTCGTTCTTCTCGTACCCGTAATTTTTTCGCTAGCTTCTCACACAACAACTCTGTGGTCTTATAAGTCAGTCCGTATGCCAATTTTATTCACCCCACCTTTCAGATATTTTTATGTCTATAGGGAATGGAACATCAGTTTCAAATGGTGTAGCTTCCATAATCTTAGTTACTTGTTCCGCTAAGCTATTAGCTATATAGGCGTTAGCTTCTATGATTAGACTATCATGTACCATTGCTACAATCTTAGCCTCAGGGTAAAAATCATTGATAAACTTATGCAGTTTTATAGCACTTGTTAATGTTAAATCAGAAGCACCACTTTGAATAGGAAAGTTTACCCCTTCCCTATAAAGACCCTCAAGCTTATCCTCTGTTAATAGGGGGAACCGTCTCCTCCTCCCAAAGGGAGACTCTATTATTTGTTTAGTCCTTATGATTTCCTTAATCTCTCTAATCCACTTCTGAACCCCAGGCATTCCTTCTTTATACTTAGTAACAAATTCTCTAGCTTCTGAGAAAGGTAACCCAGTCTGTGCCATTAATCCCTTATCACTCATTAAATATAATAAGCCAAATGATACCCCCTTAGCAGCCTGTCTTTGTTCTTTGCTTACCTTATCTAGTGGTATTTGGTATGCTTGAGCAGCCATTGTAGTATGGAAGTCTGCACCAGAATTAAGAAAAGCTGTAAGCTTTTCGTCCTTAGCAATATAGGCAGCCATTCTTATTTCTATTTGAGCATAATCAGCCTGTATTAACACATTGCCGGGCGGGGCAGAGAAGATTCCCCTTACTCTGGAATCCCTAGGAATCTGATGTATTGGGGGGTTTGTTGTAGATAACCTACCAGTTTCTGTTCTATCAAAATTGTAACTGCATCTTATCCTTTTATCTGGGTCTATGAACTCATGTAAATCTCTGACATATCTACTATATAATGTATATAAGTCTCTATAACTTAGAAGGGCATCAACAAATGGCTCTCCCCGTAGTGCCTCCAAGGTAACATGATTAGCACTTCTATTTTTTCTACCATGAAGCTTTGGCTGGTCTAGTTTAAGAGTGTCCCATAACATTTCTTGAACCTGTTTGTGTGAGCGGGGATTGAATCCCTTATCTTCTGTTATTTCTTGTAGCCTACCTATCTCCTCTTCTAAACCAAGCTCAACCTCCTCCTTAACTGTGGCTAACCTATCTACATCCACCCAGAATCCATTATCTTCAATATCTGCAAAGGTTTTTGCCCCCGCCTTAATTAGATTCCATAAACTGGAAATAGTATCAGTATCCCAAGCCTTAAACTCTTCTTTAAAGACTCGGTATAGTCGTAGTGTCCAGTCAACATCCTTACCACAGTAGTTATAAATTACCTCTGGTGGTACTTTCTGTATCATCTCAGACTTCTTAGCAGTATACTCAGCCATCATCTCAGATTCATATGGTGGGGCATTGAGGTAGAACATTGATAGATTCTCTAAAGATCGCTGCTGTGGTCTCTCATCTAATAAGTAATGCATAAGCTGAACGTCTATCTCAGTTGGGGGTATACCATACTTCTTATTCCACGCATCATCAAAGGAGAATGAATTATAACCAACTAAAGTTTTATTGCCCAGACTGTTATATAGCTCTTTACTATTATACCTCACAAAGTCTAATGGAATAGATACTGCAGTGCCAGGCTTCCAAGATAATCCAAAACAGAACCCAGAATCTAAGATATGAGATAGTCCTGTGGTTTCCCAGTCACAGGCTATCTCTGTACCTGCTGGTAATTTATATAATCTCTCAATTAGTTCTGCCATTTGCTGGTCTGTTTCTATGGTCATTACAGTAGTTTTTGGGTTTGCCATATCTTCATCCCACTCTTGTAAGTATACCCCAGAAGCAAGCTTTATAATTTTCTCTATATCTCCCTGTATATAGGGAAGGATTGTTTCTCCCTTAGGATAAAGGGCAGCTGCTGGGTGATAAGTTATAATACCAGGGATGTCATTAAGCTTACTGGTTAGAATCTTACCCCGTCCACTTTTTAGAGTTTCTCCAAAGACAGCATCTGCAGGAACTGCTCCCATTGCAACAATATACTTTGGATTGAGTGATACAATCTCATCAAGTAATCGTGGGAAGCAGCAAGCTATCTCTTCCTTACTCGGATTTCTATTCTCTGGTGGTCTACATAGACAAGTATTTGTTAGATAGTAATCGTCAAACCCTAGGTAATTAAGTATGGAATGTAATATTCTTCCTGCTTTTCCTACAAATGGTTGCCCTTTCTCTACTTCTGTGGCGCCTGGTGCTTCTCCAACAAAGACAATTAGAGGTTTTTCTTTTCCATAACCAAGAACTTTAGGGTTACCTCTCAAGGTACAGTTATCACAACTCATCTAATCTAACCCTCCACCAAAGAATTTTGCCTTGCCAAATTCCGTAGCTCCTACTCGTAGTGGCCCTCCTTTTCCTTTTCGTTCTGTTGTGACATATCCTTCATCTTCTAAATCAACCAGATGTCTTCTCACAGTAGAATAAGCAAGTCCAGTTTCTTCCTGTATTTCAGGAATAGTCATAACCTTACCAGTTTCTGTAAGTATGGAGAAGATTGGACTAATCTCATCTTTTCTTTTCTGGATATCTGGTACTACAAAATTATATTCCTCATCAATATTAAGAAATTCTATTGAAAGCTTATCATCAGATGGGGCATCTTTAATATCTTTTCTTATAGATATTATATTACAATCTCTGCTTTCCCGTTGAACTAGTAATGAGTTCTCACTCCAAGCATACAACGCCATACTACCATATAGTTTTTGCGTATCAGCACCAGTAGATTTCCTGAAATGGTGAACTATAGAAATAGCACAGTCATAATCATTTCTCCATTGTTTTAATGTATTGAGAATAAAGGCCATTTCTCCTGCCTTAAACTCATCCATACCAGCGGATAGCATGAACATAGGATCTAGCACAACTAGCTTAGGTCTCTTACTTTGGATAGCCCTTTCAAGCGCCAGCATTTTATCTTCATCCTCGAAAGTTAGCCGGCCACCAATACTTACATATAGTGGAATATTAGTATCCTTTAACTGAATAACATACCCATCATCATCTTCACTAATACCACTACTATATAATCCCTTATGTTGAGCCATTGCTTGTATTCTGTGAGCTACCCTCCAGGTTGGATCTTCCTCCTGAATCATAAGAACAGGACCAGGATCTTTAACCTCATACTTATCAAGGAAGGGAGTACCCGAAGCTATAGATAAGGCTAGGTCTAAACTAAGAATAGTCTTATAACTCTTTCCCTCTCCAGCAATCCAACCAACATTCTTTGCCATCCATATATCCTCTACTAACCATGTTGGTTTTTCTGCGTACCATAACAGGCTATCAAAGTCAACCCATGGAAGCTCCTCCATAGCTGCTTCCGGGGTGAATACATTCTTCTCCTTAGCTTGTTTTTGTATTTCTTTCCATATCTGTAAGTCTGGATTATCTCTACCATCATCATACTTATTCCATACACTACCTTTTGCAATAGCAAAAACATATTCTAAAGGAACTCCTGCCCGCATCAGGATACCCTCTAGGTCCCATATCTTATTAGATCTTTCTCCTTTCTTTGGTTGCTCATTGAGAAGATCCCATGCCCGCTGTGGAATCTTTTTCCCATAGGTAGTTACAGCCTCGGCATAGGCAGGAACCTTTTTTGGCACATCTGTTATATCCAATAATTCCTTTGCTGACTCTACTTGTGCATCCACTTCAGCTTTAAGGAAATCATTTACAGAGTATGTAGGTCCATCTTTCTCAATTAGTATTCCCCTAAACGGAGGCTTATATTTGAAATTGGTAGTAGTAGGCACCCTAAGGAATCTATTAATTTCCCAGGTTCCTTTATCTCCGTTACACTTTGTAATCATCCTTTTATTTATTATCTGAGTAACCTCAGGTTCTATTTCCCCATCAGATAATTTCCAAATAGCTTGATACTTACCCTCACTGGTTTGCCAGCACAGGCTAGGCTTTGGTTCTATGTCTGAGAGATCTCCACTGTCCTTGTCTACCCATACTACTGATGAACTCTTTACATGCTCCCTCTTTCTACTAGAAGCTGTAGGTGAGAACAATGCCGGGCAGAAATAGACTGAATTGTGCTTGTTCTCTACCTCTATTCTTCGTATAACTTGGTTGAATTCTTCAGGATACTTAAATGACATAGGAATGAATGGGTCAGTATCCTTATTGGGTCCTTGAGCAGCCAGGTAGACTGTACCAGCATTATCTCCCCAAATATATTTTAATAGGTCTCGTATCATAAAGAGATTGAGGGGTGGCATAATACCACCCCTGCTCTCCTCTCATTAAAATGGGAACTTCTTGTTAGAATCTGATTTACTTTGGGGTTGTGCCGGCACAATAACAGTCTGCTCAGTGTTAGGCTTACCATCCGGTTCAAGTCTGTCAATCTTGTAACCACGCTTATTGTTATCATCTTTTACTGCAATAGCAATTGCTGTCTTACCCCCTAGTGATCTCTTCTCACCATTAACTACTAGAGCATTAACGGGAACTCTACCATATCCATCTTCATCCCCGTAATCAAAGTCAATTTTTAATGCTCCTTTCTCTCCTTTATCATCTAAGCTGATAAGCCCAAGAGCATGTAGTAATCTTCCAGTAAGTATTTTGTTATAGATTATTTTATCTTTTTCTCCTGAGGTCATTATAGTATGGTAATAAGCAGATTTGACACCCTTGAATTCGCCTTCATCCAAAACAGTTAGGGGTATATATAAACTTATATGCCCACCTGAAGATTCAGATGCATTCCAATCTGGACTTACCTCAACACGATACGTACCCGGTGATAGGGGTATTCCTCCACTACCCTCAAAATCAATTCCAGTTAAATCAATAGACATACCCATACAAGCTCCTCCTTTTTATAAGTATTCTTTTAAATCCACAGCAGAAGAAACCATCTGTGGAAACACACCAAGCCTATCTCTTGCAAGTATTCCTTTGTACTCAGTGAATAGCATCTTCCTTGTAGGATCTGGATTTCCTTCATCATCCGTTTCTCCCACAGGTTCTATGTATGTTATTACACTAAATAGAGCAGGGAATGTTTCATTCATTTTTGCAGAACCAAAATGTGGCCTTACTTGGAACTCTGCCTTCTCATCTTCTTTTAATCTCTCATCAAGTGTAGTGAATATCACATGAACAGGTGTACTATTTTGTGTTAAATTTACCATACGCCTAAGCATCCTCTTGTATGCATTCCCAATCTTTAATCTTGCAGCAATTGGCATTAGGTCAACGTCCTTTGCTCCATGGTAATCCACAAAATACTGTCCCATTTCTTGGGTGAATAAATCGTAGAAGAAAGAAAGACCATCAACAATGAGAGTCTCAATGCCCTCTGCTAAATGCTCACCACTTTCAAACCATTCAATTACTTCATGTGCTTGTTCAGATTTATTTACTACTACCCCAGGGATGGGGTATGGAACAGACTTATGCCCAGTAGGATCTGGGGATAAGATAAACGGACTAGGAGCGGTAGCTGCTCGGTACGTTTTTCCTGCGCCACTTCTACCATAGATAAGCATATCTACCTTAGTAGAAATTTCCTCTTCGCTACTCCTTCCCAAAATTTGGAAGTCTAATTTCATTTACTTTCCTCCTTTACTCAGATAGTTCTTCTTCAAGAACCTGCCAGATGTTTTTCTCTCGTGGTACTAGCTGTGTATCAATAAGGTATTCTACATCCTCCCCTCTATTTGCTGATTCACATATATCTCTTACAGGGCATCCCCATACACAGATGCCAAGCTGATTGGGATTATATAGTGTCTTAGTAATTGCTTTATCAATTGCTCCTCCGTTTTGGATGTATCGTTTTAGTGCTAAGTATGGTCTCATCTTATAGTAGACATCTTTGAAGTATTGCTCTAAGATATCTAACTCTTTGCTAGACCGTTCAACAGCATGTCTCCCAAAGATCGGAGACTTAACTCGTGGTCCAGGTGTTTGCTTACGAGCAAGGTTATAAATCACACCTCTTACTACCTTCTCTGGCTGTGCTTTTTGTAATGCCCATATCTGGATACCAGTCTGCAAGTCTAATTGTAACGGAGGAGGGTTGGACACATTAGTACTTTTTCCTCTGGTCTTATGTTCCATTATCCAAAGGGCTCCTCTTTCATCTAAGAACTCTGCGTCTAATCTTACAGCTATATAGGCTCTCGTTCCTGGGAGAGGCACAACGAACCGTCTCTCAACTGCGTAAGGGTATAATACGGAGTCTGATGGGTCTGCTTCCTGCTTCCTCCATTCCAGATAGCTAGTAAGGAGGGCGTGTCCAAGTTCTTTATCTTCTTCAAGCTCAGCTTGGATGTCTGGGTCATAGATAAAAGCACTGATCCTTTTTGCAAGTAGATCTTCTTCATGCCTGAATCCCTCCTCTAATCCATCAAACGTTGGTCGTCCACTATAAAGATATTCCATAGCTAAATGCCATGCTATCCCAAAACGTAGCTTTCTATTACGTGATTGTGCTTCTAGGTTTAGCCCATTATGAGATGTGAAAAACCAATTTCTGGGACAGTTTATAAATTGTCCCAATTCTGTCGCTCGGATAATATAGGCACCTCATCTCTCCTTCCGTATCAAGCAATACCTGCTTATTTTCCCTCCCTTCTTAGGATTAACCTTCTGATTGTCTCAGCACTTCCTATTGCCCGGTCAACAATCGCCTCCTTTCGTCTACAGGTAGCCCAAATATCTGACTCAACTGTATCAGGGTGATAAAGCCGTATAATATTAGGGGCTGTCTTAATATCCCCACGATGTATCCTATCTTCTGCCTGCATATTATTAGCTGGGACCCAATCAATATCACAAAAGACCGCTGTGGAAGCTGCTTGTAAGTTCATTCCTTCTCCCATTGATTGGATAGTGCCGGCTACTATATCTATTTCTCCCTCTGTTAGAGCCTGTTGAACTTTATACCTATTCTTAGAAGATATATCCCCACTGATTATGCCATACTTTAATCCACGATTGCTCAGCATTTCTTCTATACAATTGAGGAACCCTTTGAAACAGGTGAAGATAACTAAGCGCTGGTTCTCTTGTATAATTTCTTCAACTAAGTCTGATAGCATATCTAGTTTAGCAGAAGTATCTGGACCATCAATTAGTGCAGGGTTCAAGCAGATCTGCCGTAGCCGTATGATCTGCGCAACTGTATTTGGGGCGTGCACTACAGATTCCATACTCTTTCCCTCTTCTAGCTCCTGCCTAAAGGCTACAATCATACTGTCCTCCATCTGCTTATATATATCTTCTTGTTCTGGATTTAAGAATAACTTGTAGTCTGTATATATTTTGTCTGGTAAATCCGGAAGAACCTCCTGCTTAGTCCTCCTTAGCATGTATACACTTATCATCGAGTTAAACTCTTCAGTATTACGGAGCCCAACTATATCTGTTCCACCAAATAGATTGGATACAGTTTCCATGTATACATTTACAAAGTTCCAATAACTGGAAAATCTTATTGGATCTATTATAGATAATAGGGTAAACAAATCATCATACTTATTTCTAGCGGGAGTACCAGTAAGCAACCAAGTTCTCGCAGAGCTCTTAGCTATCCGCATTGCCGCCTGTGTTACTAATGCCTTTCTATTTTTTATACGGTGTGCTTCATCGAATACCAATACATCATAATCTGCAGAGGATAATAGTCTCGAATATTTACGCATCATCTCGTAACCCATAATAAGTACAAACTCTGGAGACTCTATTAAGTCAGTAAGCTGGGCTTCCCTATTACGATAAATTACTTGAGCATTGTCTGCAGAAACATTTCTAGATTCTAAGATAAACGGATTTTCTCTGTTACCCCAATCTTTAAGATGATCTACCCATGCCCATTTAACCTGACTAGGGCATACAATTATTACTTTAGCAGCACCAATATAATCTATAGCTGAGCAACTGGTAGGAGTTTTACCCAATCCCATTTCATCCCCCAAGATAATACTTCCAGCTGCTTCCATTACTCTTACTCCAGCCCGTTGGAATTTCCATAGCTTATCATTAGGACTTATAGGCTCTGTAATAATAGATGCTTTATACAGCTTCTCCTGTCTATTCATAAGCTCTTGAAGGTACTCATTAAGACTTGGATCAATAACAATACCAGGTATGAATTCGGATAATCTTTTTACAATTAAAGGGTCTGGTGGCATAGTCCACGCTTTATCTCTGCTGGACCATCTTGCTGTGCCACACCCAGCAGCTTTGACAGTATCCTTTAAAGCGTATGGGGCTCTAACCCAGAGTCTTTCTGGTTCTCCTTGCTTGTTCCTGTGAAGCATTATCACTGGGTCCATAAGCGATTGATAAAGGCTCGTACCACTCTAAAGGCATCTCTTGCATGGTCACCATGCACCTCAGGTGGGACTTCCTTTATTTTCTTCCTTGCTTCTGGAGTAATAAAAGCTAGAGCTTTGTCTTTCTCATATACTTCTGCTTCAAAGAGAACCCTCTCTGCTGCTCTTATTTGATTAATCTTACCTTCAGTTAATGCTCCTGTACTAACTATACTCTCAAAGACTACGGCCGTTAAGTCATCAAACATAAGGTAGTAATCTAACACAGTTGGGGTCAGCTCTTTAAGAGGCACTTCTTCTGATACAACAACCTGGGTAGCCTTATCTTCTACATCTACATGGACTAGGCATAAGCCGGTAGTCCCTCCAGGATCTACACCTAGAATTTTCAAAACTTATTTCCTCCTCCTTCTCTTCTTTTTTGGAATTCTCTTAAGCTGTTCCAAACAACTTAAGCAGATGTAATGACCATAGAATTCTATAACCCCTATCCTACCACAGAAAGGGCAACTGGTAACAGCCGGCTTAGCTATAATTGTATTATTCTCCACTGTAAACTCGAAGTTTTCTACCATACTTAACTCGATCGGCAGGATGACAGGGTCTATGCGAGTACGTGCAGTTACTTTTATTATACCTATAAGGTGCATAGTATCACCAAGTTGCCAGCATTATATAAGCTAGTAAAAAGCATACTAAACCAAAAAGAATTACAGCTAAGTCTTCTTTCATAAGGTAAACCTCCTTAAGAATTCTCGTGGGCCCAGTGCGTAACTACTGCTTCGAAGTCTTTAAAGATAGCTTCAATAGTTTCCTCATCAATAGTATCCATTGGACCAACATCTCTACAGTACATTCTTATTCACCTCCATTCTTTAATAGAGTACGCCTTGTGTTACTCTTATTTCTTTTTTCTAGACTCGTATCTTCCTACTCTCCTCTCGTAACAGATAACACAAGCAGCATAACTCATTACAATCATAATTGCAAGGATAATTATGGATAAAGCAAGTGCCATTACTTATCCCCCCATCCCTTATAATTATTAGTAAGGCCTAGTTCACACCTATATTGTAAGTCTGCTCTTGCCCACACTATAATTGAATTTTTGATCTTTTCAATAGGTGAGTCGACTGCCAAATCTGCTTTCAAGAAGGCTGCCAGGTCTTGCATCTGCTCAACAGTTAGCACAGTAACTACCCTCCTTCCCTTCTAACTTGGTTAATTCTTCTCACGATTTTCATCCCTTAACCTTTGAATTTCTGCCTCTAATTCTTTTATATATTCCCTTTCGTCGTAGTCGCACCCTAA